AAATACCTCCCAGTAGGTGCCATTATCAACCTTAACATCAAACGAGGTTGTGACACTCCACCAAGATGCAGTCGAATCGAGAGTACGTTCGTCGTCAGCATTCGGATCAAATCCACTTGTATTACTTAACGCAGATGCGTTCTCATCTTTATAGATCGTAGCTGGGGTATACGTATCAACTGTCATAACCGTGACTGTCAATACTGAAGCAGTCTCGGAAAGATCATCCCCAGTGGGACTCACGATATTGCACCAAAAACGCTTGAGACCATACTTCGCCTCAGCGTTTTTACTAGGCATTGCGATCATGACTAATCCAAGCATGAGTATGATCGCCAGTGTGAAGTTAAATAGTTTCTTCAAAGCAATCACCTCCCTTAGTCTTCTGCAATGTAGCTATCAATAGCAATAACTCCAAAGTCCTCACTATTGAATATGGTTTTAGCAACTTCGTAAATCAGATCGGTTGCCACTCCGGGGATCCTCCCGTACTGGAACAATTTTTCGTACCACGCAGGATATTGTGCATATGCATGCACACCAGCCTGAGCACCACACAGAAGTGCTCTCGCACCTGTAAGATTACTCGTAGCTCCCCATGTATTGTACGTTTGAACTCTTTCATATTCGTGAACCATGACACCATCCCACCAAGAATCTCCTCCTGCGAAAATTGGGTTCCGATTTCCACGAATTTGAGCTTCACGATTTGCCTGGAGCCGATGCAGACTCTAGCACGAAGTGCTTTAATCTGATATGGATGAGCCAGACAAATGTAAGCTTCTTGTCCGTCCACTATGAGCGGACGAACTTTCGGAGTTGCAAGCTTCGCTTTACGCTTAGCAATCGAAATGTCGCTAGAACCAAACGTATCGCCAGAATCGATATCAGCATCAGAAGTTGCATCATTCGCATAAATGATTCGATTCGTTGTAGGGGAAGCCGAAAGAGCTTCGATGGTTTCAATGTCAACAATCTCAGCAAGCCATTCACGAAGTGCGGACTTGAATTCCGTCCTCAAATCGAAAGCTGGACGCTGAAGAGACATCTTATCCTTCGCTCTTACGGCGATTCGCTAGCGAATCAACCGTAACAGAGAAGTCATGGAATACTAACTCTTCTTCATTACCTTCGAGATCCGTGGATCCCGTCACGCCACGACCTGACAACCTCATTCGAAGTCCGAACGTAATCTTGTCACCTTTCTTCTTGACAAGATCCGTCTTAGTCTGGATAATATTACTATCACCAGAGCTAATAAACTTCTTAAAGAATACTTCTTTCATTGCATCTTTAAAAAGTTTCGCACTCCATAGTTTTTGAGTGAGACTATCCCCAGTGGCAAACGCTGTTTCAGCCATTGTGAATCTCCTTCATTAAGGACGATCCCCCAGGAACACTATGGTTACTACGTTTCACCTTTCGCATGCTTCTCCCATGTAGCATCGTCCATATTTATTAACTCCTCAATAGACATGTCATTAACATCCTTTGGACCTGAATGTCCTCCACTGCCTGGAAGTCCCTTTGGACCCTTACCTGCTTTGTTCAGATTCGTAATGAGATCATTTGCTCCAAGCTCCTTAATTTTCTGAACAAACTCAGGATGTTCTCGAATTGCAATTTTATATGCCAGTTCTGCCGGACGACCTCCTGCTTGTGAAGCTTCGTCTTGTACCTGACGATAAAATGCGGGATTAACCTTCGCAAGACTCACGAAAACTTTAATAGCATCTGCGTACGGGATCGGAAGATCTTTCAATCCCTTCATCCGACGCTCATCCACAAGTTCTCGTTCCCTTGCAAAATCTCCTCTAATCCCTTCCACTGCTTTTTGTGTATTCTGCTCAGCGGTTTTAAGGAGTGTTTTCGCTTTACCAAGTGTGAGGAAGTCATCATCATCTCCCATGGCTCCACCACCGCCGGCTTCAAGCGTTTTAATTTTCTCCTGCAATTCTTGACGAAGACGTTTCTCTTCTTTCAGATCTCCATAAATCCCGGACTTCTCCCGACCTAAAGTTTCGACTTGCTCTGTAAGAGTTTTTTATACTTTCTTGCAAAGCTTCAATCTCTTCAGGTTTAAGTTGCTGACGATTCTGCTGATTCTTTATTTGATCAGGCATTTCATCAGCCCTGAGCTTTTGCTCCTCAGGTTTGAGAGCGTTCCATTGTTCTACTGTCAACATCTCGGAACTCCTTTATTGTTTCAGCTGGTTAAAGGAACCAGAAGCTGTTCATGTACCGCCCGAACAGATAGGATCTAATACCTACACCGTAAAGGTAGGATTTTTAGATTTTATTTTTTGAACTTCTACCCAACGTCGCATTGCAATTTCTTCTCTTTTAATTTGAGCATCAACCGCTATTTTTTCACGTTCAATCGCAGCATTCAGCTGCAACTCTTGCTGTTTTACTTGAGCTTCGAGTACCTCCTTTGGGACTTGCCCTTTTGACTGTTCTTGCATTCTTTTAAGAATTTCCTCTTTACGAGGAATGTCCATTTGATCTAATATGATATCCGGAGGAATTGGAATCCCTGCTCGAAGAACTTCAAGTAATGAGTATAACCGATGTATACGTGCTGTCGGAGTATTCGGAGCCGATGATATCACTATATCAAACTTTCCTATACTGAGATCGTTTTGAATTCTTTGCACTACTCCAAACGAATTCGTTTCACGCTGATTAAACTTTACATCCTGTTCTTTCCCATCCATCACTATTCGAAGCATTTCTTCTTGAGAATACGCACCAGACCTTTGAATAAAATCAACAAGACGCTTACCCAAAATCTTATCCGAGAGTCGAAGATTATCGAAAAGAGATTCTATAACAATGTTACCTTGCCGTCTTCGTGCTTCCATAGCAACTCCGGACTCTTTATGCTCCGAAGCAAATCCAAGAAGATCAGCATTGATACCGGTTATGATTTTAATATCGTTATCTGCTTGCTGTGCTAATATAAGATGTCCCTCTGATAAATGAGTAGGTTCAATACGTTGAAGGTTTTTACCCTTTCGAATTTTTATGATCACTCCGGGCTTTGAACCAAAACTCGAAACAGCATCCCAATCATCAACAGCATCCTCGTCTCCCATCCAACCTGAGTTCGCAGACTGATTTAAGTGATGTAATAATTGACTCCGTCTCTTGTTAATCTCCTGCTGAGGTGTCTGAAGATCCGTAATCAAAGATCGCCATTCTCCTTCTATGAAATACGCAAAATAACCAATAATTGGAAAGTCTGTTATTCCGTTAAAAGGATCTTCGATATCCTGGAGCATGACATTACCTACATATGTACTCAGGTGTAGAACGGACTGTGTTCGTTCGATAAGACGAAATGTCTCGTTTGATTTCACAATATCTTTTATACGTTTCTGATTTTTCGCATCAGTGACATTAACAACTTGAGAGTTCCGAGCGTTCACTAAAAATTTTNCTTTCTTGTTTTCTATCCACCAGCACTCTTTCACACGATATTTGTATTCCGTAATACTCTCGAATTCTATAGAACCTTGCGCATCCCGATACTCAGAACCATAATCAATAGACTGTCGATCTCTTTCGTTTACATTTAGAGTTTCGAGATCTTTCTTTTTATCCGGAAAAGTATTCTCAATTTTATCTTTTGGAAGCCATGCTTCAACGAAAATGAACATTCCATCACGCATGTCATACTTTTCAAAGAACGGATCCGGGAGAACTCGGAACGGAGAAACTTCTTCAATAACAAGATCTCCACGAATAATATCCTCGTTAAAGTCTAAATTAATTTTTAACCATCCTCTTGAAGTGATAAGTCCTTTTAGAAATGCATGAGACTTCTCATAGTTGCCGTTCTTGTTTTCCATGATGCCACGGATAAGCTGGGTAAGACCCTCAGCAACCGTCCGGGATGCTCCTTTTACCGGGAGTACTTTAATATCCCTACGATTCTGACGTTCATATCCAGATACGAGATTAACAGGTGTCTTGATACGGTTAAACGTGAGTGCGGGACGAGACTGACTTCTGAGTTTTTCGAGATCGTCCGCATCCCACTGGTTACCGAGATAGAAGTCAAGATCTCTCTTGGCATTCTTTGACCATTTAATATGAGCAGTCTCTGCAAGAGAAAACCACTTGTCAAGCTTTTTAATCCTCTTTTCAGACTTGTTCGCTTTTGGTTTTGACTCTTTACCATAGCCTACATTGTCAGGCATCATGCTCTCCTAGTGGTTTTCGGTGACTCGCTGAATAGGAATAAACCTTTTTTCACTCTCTCTTTGACTGCTGGGGTGATTT